GTCAGGATGGCGTGGCGTCATCCGTGGTCTGTCATGCAGAACGTGTGGGACACGCGCGGCTGGCGCTTTCGGTGCGCATAACCCTGCCTGATGGTTCAGTGAGGCCCATGATTTTTTATGCTGATCTTAAGGGGGAGTAATGCCTTATCAGCCTTTACCGCTGGCACAGTTAATCACGCAGACACAGCAGGATATCAGCCAGCGCCTGCCCGGCTCGCAGCCGGGTGTGAATGAAACCACCCTGAATGCCATTGCTTACGCTCAGGCAGGGTTATCTGCTCAGGAGCATGAGCATCTGGCCTGGATTGCGCGTCAGATCATCCCGACCGAAGCCGATGAAGCCGAACTGCTGAAACACTGTGCATTCTGGGGCGTCATGCGTAAGCCTGCCTCTCGGGGGGACGGGCCGGTTCAGCTGATGCTGACCACGGATGCGGGGATCAAGGAAGGTGTGCTTCTCCAGCGAAGTGATGGCGTGGTTTACCGTATCACCACCTCACTGACCGGTAAGGCCGGTACGCTGAATGTCAGTGTGGAAGCCGAAAGTGCCGGTCGTGCGGGGAATGCCCCGGCAGGGACAAAACTGACATTTATCACACCGCAGGCGGGGATCAACCAGACGGCCACGGTGACAGGAACGGGGATCACCGGTGGTGCGGATGTGGAAACCGTGCCGGAGCTGCTTTCCCGTCTGGTTTTCCGGGTGCAGAATCCACCGTCCGGCGGCACGCAGTATGATTTTGAACGCTGGGCGCGTGAAGTGCCGGGTGTGACGCGGGCATGGTGCCGCCCGGAATGGCCGCAGGCGGGCAGCGTGGGGGTAACGTTTGTTCAGGATAATAACCCGGATATTTTCCCCGGTGACGGTGATGTTCAGCGGGTGGCGGATTATATCCGCAGTCATGATGATCCGGCGACCGGCCAGCCTGTCGGACAGCCTCTGGGGCCGACGGTGACCGTGTTTAAACTGACCAATAAGCCGGTGCCCTTCAGCATCAGGATCATCCCGAAAACACCGGAGAATCAGGCGGCCGTAAAACAGGCGCTGACCGACCTGTTATACAACGAATCCCGGCCCGGCGGTCTGGTTCTGCCGTCGTCTTTCTGGCGTGCTGTGGCGGGGGGGAAAAATCTGGAGGATTTTGAAGTGCGCAGTCCGCTGACGTCAGTTCAGGCGGGAGACAGTGAGCTGCTGACGGTGGGAGAAATCACATGGCTGTAACCCTGACCCCACATCAGCGCGCCCTGTTGCAGTTACTGCCTGACGGGCTGGCATGGGACAAGCGTCCGTCATCCGTACTGGCATCATTATGTCTGGGCCTCAGTCATTCGACAGCGCGTGTATCCTGGACGGGTAAACAGCTGCTTGCCGAGCGTTTCCCTGACACGTCGCGCCTGCTGCTGGAAGACTGGGAGCGTTATCTCGGGCTTCCCGAGTGTGATATGGCCGGAGCCACCCTCACGGAGCGACAGCGTTATGCCGGCAATAAATACCGGATGAAGCCCTCGCTGAACCGTGAATTTTATATCCGGTTTGCGGCGGAGTTTGGTTATCAGATTGACATTCAGCCCTCACCGGATTCGCAGTGGGTCAGTATTGTCACGATTAACAGTGAAACCGGCTACCGGAATATGAATGTGCTGGATGATATTCTCACGCCGCTGCGTATTTATGAAGGCAGTGCGCTGGAATGTATTCTGAACCGTTATAAGCCTGCATGGCAGACGTTTATTTACGTTTATGCAAACAGCCATGAAGAGGAGACTATTTAATGTTTCATGTTGATAATAATTCCGGCGTGGCGAATATGCCTGCGCTGGCACCGGCGCAGAGTAATACCACCACCTGGTTTACCGAAGGTGACGGACAAAAAGGTATCAGCTGGATTGGTCAGGACTGGCTGAATATTCTCCAGGCCGAACTGCTGAATATTCTGGCTGAAGCCAGTATTCAGCCGGATAAGGCGCAGTTAAACCAGCTTACGCTGTCCATTAAAGCCATTATCGCTGCGAATGCCTTTTCCCGGAAAAATAACCTGAAAGAAATTGCTGATGCCGGTGCGGAGGCCCAGCGTCTGGCCCGTGGTTATCTTGGTCTGGGGACGCTTGCCACAAAAAACAGTCTTGGTCCCGGTGACGTTAATGCCCTGGCGAAGGATCAGAATCTCGCCGACCTGGAGAATAAGGGAACCGCCCGTAATAATCTGGATGTTTACAGCAAAAGCGAAGGTGATAACCGTTACCTGCGCAGGGAGCAGAACGGCGCAGACATTCCGGATAAAGGGGCTTTTATCGATAACGTCGGTTTACGGGAAACGGTGAATAAGGCGGCGAATGCTCTGCCATCGGACGGCACCGCCGTTGCCGCGAATAAACTCTCCACCCCAAGAAATATTAATGGCGTTCCTTTTGACGGGACGCAGGACATATACATTACCTCCGGTATGACTGAAGCTACTGCTGATAACAAATACGTTAGCAACGTTCAGCTTGGTGCCCAGAGTTACCATTCACCCGGAGGTAATGAAATGTCCTGGAGTTATGGTGCACCTTCTGGTTGTATGCTTTCAGGTATTAACGTGCAGGATACCGGGAAAAGTTCAGCCGATAATATCGGAGGCGTTTATTACCGTCCGGTGCAGATATATATCGGTAATGCCTGGCGCACAGTTTCATCCGTCTGATTAAAGGAAAAGGGTGCGATAAGCACCCTTTATGTTATTCAGGCTTCTCCGGCCATTTAATGGCGTCAAATTCAGCTTTGTTTTTAATCGCTGGTAGTTCCATTTTTTTCACCTGACTGATGTATTTCATCCATCGTGTAAGCGCAGCTCTGTTTTCATCACTAATCGTGCCCAGCTGTAACTCAGTTCTCCAGTCATTAATCTTTTCATATGCCTGATTAAGATATGACTGGCGCAGTGCTTCCGCTTTTTTGGTATAGTTAACCGGGAGTTGTGAGATGACACCATTATCAAACTTCCAGTTACCTGAAATATCAGTACCTTCAGGTAATTCGTCTGTCTCAACAACGGAAAAACCCGCAGGATACAGCGCCGAAGCATCCTGTGATATTGAGCAGATAACACCGCTGTCAGGGGTTATGCAAAGTTTATATTTTTTGGTGAATAATGGCAGGGACTCATAGAAATCCTTACCATCTTCACTTTGAAAATACTGTACATCATTACCAAAGGGTTTTTGTTCCGGGTAATATCGGTTAACATTAATCAGTTGCATAAACATCACCATGTAAATCAATGATAAAAACAGGAATAATAATATCGCCATATACAGGCAAGGGGTTTCTGAAATAACGCATATTTTCAGATGCTGACCGCAGCGTCATGAATCGTTAAATCAATTATAAGCCGGTAATATGCGGTTATCGTATTGGCCTGTCCATCCTTTGTCGTTATGTTCCTGCCTAACCGGCTCCGTCACAAAAAGTACCGTGATGCTTTTTTTGAATTTCCGCAAAACACATATTTATCAGCGGTTGTTATTCTGACTCTGTTTAATTCAGAAACAGGCAGAAAAGACGATGTCAGACTCCAAGTGGAAAATGCTCTCCGCCATGCCCGGAGAGTTTTCAGTCAAGGTTGCCGGTGGCACGGTGGCATTTATTGAAAGCCCTTTCCGCCCTTCGGGTAATAAAGGGGGGATCACCTTCGCAGACTGCGTGATCCGCTTCAGCACGAAAGAGCCATTATGGGTAATGCCGGTATCCGGTAATCCCAGTGCAGAAATCACCAGTTCAGGCGTGACTGGCATCATTCCAATCACATCTGACGTGGCCGGAACGCTCACGCCCTCCGACTGGAATGCACCGGATAACGCCGGGCCTTCCGGTAGCACGAATGGCAGCAGTTCAGAGCCGGAATATTACTTTGTTGTCATTCTCGCGGGTCAGTCAAATGGCATGGCCTACGGCGAGGGGCTGCCGTTACCGGATTCGTTTGACCGCCCGGACCCACGCATTAAGCAACTGGCACGCCGCAGTACGGTAACGCCCAACGGTACGTCGTGTACATACAACGACATCATTCCGGCAGACCACTGCCTGCATGATGTTCAGGATATGAGCGGGATAAACCACCCGAAAGCTGATCTGGCAAAAGGCCAGTACGGGACTGTCGGTCAGGGGTTGCATATTGCCAAAAAACTGCTTCCCTATATCCCACAGAATGCGGGGATACTTCTGGTGCCCTGTTGTCGTTGCGGGTCAGCATTCACCACTGGAGCCGACGGCTCATTCAGTGAGGCCAGCGGTGCTTCCGCTGATTCTTCACGCTGGGGGGCCGGTAAACCTCTGTATCAGGACCTGGTAAGCCGCACCAAAGTCGCGCTGGCGAAAAACCCGAAAAACAAACTTCTGGCTGTGGTCTGGATGCAGGGAGAGGCAGACCTTGCCTCAGGAAGCCAGCAGCATAATAGTTTATTCACGGCCATGGTTCAGCAGTTCAGAACTGACCTGGCTCCGCTTGCTGCGCAGTGCGTGAGTGGAAATGCCACCACGGTGCCGTGGATTTGCGGTGATACCACGTATTACTGGAAAAACGCTGGCACCGATAAATATGAGGCAGTATACGGTGGCTACAAAGGCAAGGAAGCACAGAAAATTTTCTTTGTACCGTTCCTGACGGATGAGAATGGACAGAGCACGCCAACGAATGCTCCGGCGGAAGACCCGGATATTGTGGCTGTCGGGTATTACGGTGCAGCATCCCGAACCCAGGGCAGTTTTGTTTCGACACAGCGTGACAGCCATTTCAGCTCATGGGCACGCAGGGGCGTCATTTCAGACCGTCTGGCCTCAGCTATTATGCTCCATGCAGGGCGCACGGCTGAACTGATGCGCGGGCAGACCGTGACACCACCGGATGAGAAGCCGTCACCTGATACACCATCAAAACCGTCCACACCACCGGCTGACACAACGACAATGAGCACGTTGCTTGCTTACCGGGCATCAGAGTCTGAAGGACAGCTGGCACCACAGGGCTGGACTGCCGGTGGTGGCAAGGCTCAAATCGTGGATGATGCCGGAGCCAGCGGGGGTAAGGCAATGAAACTGACCAAGGAAACAGGTAAATCCTCCTGGTACCTTGAGCATGATGCCGGTAATGGTGCAGACCTGCTGGGTAAAGGTGGTCTTGTCAGCTGCCGGTTTAAGGTTGACGGCACACTGACGGCTAATCAGTACGCACTGGCGCTGTACTGGCCGGTTTCTGCCCTGCCACAAGGGGTTACCCTGGAAGGTAATGCCGGTCATAACCTGCTGGCATCGTTTTATGTTCAGAGCGATGCCACAGACCTTAACGTGATGTACCACAAGGGTAATCCAGGCCAGAACACGAAGCTGGGTTCATTCGGTGCATTTAATAACGAATGGCATACGCTGGCATTCCGTTTTGCCGGTAATAACAGCATTCAGGTGACGCCGGTGATTGATGGACAGGACGGGACACCGTTCATGCTGTCGCAGTCTCCGGTCGGCACGTTTACGGCAGACAAGTTGCGCGTGACCGATATCACTAACGGTGCAACATACCCGGTGCTGATTGACAGCATTGTGGTGGAAGTGAATAACGCGTCAGCAGGATAAAAAAATGCCGCCGGGAAAGGGAAAACAAGAAACCGGCGGCAAAGGTTGTCACATCCAAAGCAAAACATGCAGGACGCTTTTTTAACCAACAGGTATTAACGATGTCAACACCATATCAATAACTGGGAGGGATAATGACATTTTTACAGCTTATTTTATTGTATTTCTGTACAGCAGTTTGTGTGCTGTATCTTCTTTCTGGTGGGTACAGAGTCGTGAGAGATTTCTGGTGCAGACAGATTGACAAAAGGGCCGCTGAGAAAATCAGCGCCAGTCAGTCAGCCGGAACAAAACCCGAAGAGCCTCTCATTCCGTAGCAACTTTCTTAACAACACCTTTCAACGAGAAAATACCATGTCAGAAATAAAATCGCTGGTCACTGCTGAAGCAGTGAAGGATGTTCTGCGCTCTGAAGAAGTCAGGAGCGCACTGAAACAGCAACTTCGTCAGAATCTTGAGGCGCGTCTTGATGCTGAAGTGGATGCCATTCTGGATGAACTGCTGGGGGTAACGGCTGCTCACGGGCCTGAAGACGGTGCGGGTGACAGTGCTGTTTCAGATGGTGTCGTGTCTCAGCCTGATGGTGGCAGTGAGCCTCAGCCTGACGGCGAAATGATGATGTAACCATGCGCAGGGGCTGTCGGTGTGAGCTGATGCCCCTCTTGTTGTTGTGAGCTTCCGGATTGCGGGAGACGGGGTATGTACCAGATGGAAAAAATCACAACAGGTGTGTCATACACCACGTCAGCGGTGGGGGCGGGCTACTGGTTCCTGCAGTTGCTGGACAGGGTTTCCCCGTCTCAGTGGGCGGCAATAGGCGTGCTGGGGAGTCTGCTGTTTGGGCTGCTGACATATCTGACTAACCTGTATTTCAAAATCAGAGAGGACCGTCGTAAGGCTGCACGGGGAGAGTAATTCAATGACTCAAAACTATGAACTGATTGTGAAAGGGATCCGCAATTTTGAGAATAAAGTTACGGTAACTTTAGCGTTACGGGACAAAAAACGCTTTGACGGTGAAATTTTTGACCTGGACATCTCGCTGGACCGTGTTGAAGGTGCCGCGCTGGAGTTTTATGAGGCAGCAGCCAGAAGGAGCATCAGACAGGTCTTCCTGGATGTTGCTGCCGGGTTATGTGAAGGGGATGAGCAGTCGCCGGAAAAGCGCCCCGTAATTTTAGAGGCGCAGAATGTATGGATAACCTACAAAGGAAAGCTACCGGGAAGAATTACTGGTTCTCTGAAGACTCCACCGAAATGGTAATTTTACCAGCATATTTTTCTTCCAGTAATGCCGCCAGCCACTTGAAAGAATTTTGTTGTTCCTGGGACCATTTGGGGTTGCGTGACTCAAGCAGAAGCGATGCCAGTGTTGGTTGCATTTGTTCTCTGGGAATTTAGAAGGCCAGATATGAAAATGCAACAGTGAGGGCATTTACATCATCCCGAAGCCTGGAAATGCAGTCGAGCAACTCCTGTAGAGAAATGGTGTTATTGTCCATAAATAATCCTCTTGATTGTCTTTACCTTTTCCCCGCCTGATTCAACAGGCCGGGACAGATAAACATATCCAGGGTTCAGAAACCGATAAATCCTGATAAATATCCATGAACGCAAAAATCAGATACGGCCTGTCGGCTGCCGTTCTGGCACTGATTGCCGTCGGTGCGCCCGCGCCTGATATTCTCGACCAGTTTCTGGATGAAAAAGAAGGTAACCACACAACGGCATACCGCGATGGGTCCGGCATCTGGACCATCTGTCGGGGGGCCATCCTGGTGGATGGCAAACCTGTCGTTCCGGGCATGAAGTTGTCGAAGGAAAAATGCGACCGGGTTAACGCCATTGAGCGTGATAAGGCGCTGGCATGGGTGGAGAAAAACATCAGAGTGCCATTGAGTGAACCCCAGAAAGCGGGGATCGCGTCATTCTGTCCGTACAACATTGGCCCCGGTAAGTGTTTTCCGTCGACGTTTTATAAACGAATTAATGCAGGTGATCGCAGGGGAGCGTGGGAGGCGATTCGCTGGTGGATTAAGGACGGTGGCAGGGACTGCCGTATTCGCTCAAATAACTGTTACGGTCAGGTATCCCGTCGTGACCAGGAGAGCGCGCTGGCGTGCTGGGGAATCGACAGATAAGCAGAATATTTTGCTAATAAATGACGTTGGCCAAGGCGGACGGATAACACGAAATCCTGCGAACTGGCAAAATGTAAGTGAATAAAAGTAAAAACCCCGTTTGTTGGCAGCAAGCGGGGTTTTGTTTTTATGGCAGTAAGCTATGGGAGGCTGCCTTGATTGATTTTAGCAAACTGATTAGGGAGTTGCGACTCATGATTAGTCAATTACCAAACTGGAAATTTTTGCTGGTCTGGAGCATCCCTTTTTTATGGGTAGTATCCCAGTTAATTGTGGCAATTAAGGGGTAGCTATGTCAGACAAACTCATAACGCCGGCAAAGGTCCTGTGTGTGATTGTCGGTATTTCATTTTCACTAATGCTGGTTGCTCTTTTTCTGTCCCTCGCCTGGGTGATGTTGTCTTCGTTGGGGCTGCTGGGGTGACAGTGACTGATGACATCAGCAGAGCGCTGGCTTTTGCTATTAAGTGGGTGGCTGTTGGTATTGCTGTGTCTCCGATGCTGTATGGGCTGGCAAAACTGGTCATTGCGCTGAAATCGTGAACTTTAAAAAGATGAGTGCTGAACTTATTCGGGCAATGGCATTTGCCATTCGTATTGTGGCCATTGCTGTTCTGGTCTGGGCAATCCGTTGGTGGTGATATGAACCGTGTTCTGTGTGTGGTGATTATTGTCCTGCTGGTAGCCTGTGGTGTGCTTAGTCTGGGGCTGAATCATTACCGCGATAACGCCATCACCTACAAAGCGCAGCGCGATAAAAAAGTCAGTGAGCTGAAACTGGCGAACGCGACAATTACTGATATGCAGATACGCCAGCGTGATGTCGCTGAACTTGATGCCAGATACTCGAGGGAATTAGCCGATGCGAGAGCTGAAAATGAAACTCTGCGTGCTGATGTTGCCGCTGGTCGTAAGCGCCTGCGGATCAACGCCACCTGCTCCGGTACCGTGCGTGAAGCCACCGGCACCTCCGGCGTGGATAATGCAACCGGCCCCCGACTGGCAGACACCGCTGAACGGGATTATTTCATCCTCAGAGAACGGTTGATGACAATGCAGAAGCAGCTGGAAGGGGCACAGGACTATATCCGCACTCAGTGCCTGAACTAAGTTTTGCTGATGCGCCGTATCGTCGCTGTATTCCCTCATTAACAGAGACCGCAGCCCGACAGGGAGACTCCTCTGCGCGAGTGTGCGGGGATAATCAAAAACGATACACACCGGGGTTTACCGCGTTAACGGAGCGCGGCGTTGTCCCCTCATAGTCGCCAGTCCGGTGCGATGGTGGAAGAAACAGGACGATGTGTTACCTCGCAAGCCCTGTTATGTCATGTGTCTGATTTGTGATTTAAGTCGGATAATTGTCGTTGCCATTAAGCAGAGGATTGATGACCGACAGGGCGGCATTGTTAGAATAAGACTTATTCTTATCTGTGCGGGGAATGAAAATGAAAAGAAATCTTCCGTTAATTATTTTGTTGTCTTCTCTGGTTATGGGCTGTACGCAACATAAAACAGATATGCCCCGACAGTTGGTTAAGGCATTACCACAATATCCGGCCTATGCAGCGGCAAATTATATAAAGGGACGGGTTGATGTGAGGTTTGATATTGGTGCTGATGGTACTGTCACCCGAATTGAGTTCATTCGTTCAGAGCCGCACCATCTGTTTGATGAGCAGGTTGTAAAGGCGATGGCAAAATGGCGATTTGAGAAGGACAGGCCGTGTAAAGGCGTGAAGAAAACGTTTATCTTTAGTCCTTCTGCACCCTGATTATTTCATCAGAAATTAATTATCACTCTGTTGTTATTCTGTACATCCCGGCAGGGTAAGTCTTGTTCCGTCGGATATGAAGATGAAATATTGTTGGAGGACAGTGGGTACCTGCTCCTGTAACCGAACGTTCATTTCTCGTTATTTGTCATGCTGGCCGGGCGCAGATGCGTTGCATCTGTTGCCAGCCTTCTCCTGCAGGCTTCAATAACCCACGCTGAAAAGTTACCGGACCCTTTATGCTCAAGGGCGATGTTGATCTGTTCAATCATGTGATTGGGGAAACGGATATTGCGGGTTGTGGTTCTGCGGGTACGGTTTTTCGATGACATATTTATTTCCTTTACTGATTGCCATATGACGGGGATTTTACATGGCTGAGCTTCGTACACTCCAGAGCAGAATCAAAACACTGAATACCCGACGGGTGAATATTCTGAAGGGTGAACAGCGTCGTGTCAGTGGCAGTGCACGTGTTTCCCTCAAGCGTCATATCTGGCTCAGGGACGCCGGGCAGTGCCGTCTCTGTGGTCGTGTGGTTGACCTCTGTGACAGTGAACTCGATCACCGAATTGCACTTCAGTTCGGTGGTGGTAATGAGGAGACGAATCTCTGGACGCTCTGTACCGAATGCCATCGACAAAAGTCTGCTCGTGAAGCGGCGAGTGATATGCCGGACCCGACGCTGCCGGAGGTGTCCGGAGGTAGTGGCAGAGAGGACGACATCATCGGACTGTAACCCGACCCCGGGGGGGTATCATCCGGCGTAAAAAACGATCGCTTTGGACACCGCGCCCCCTCTCATGCAGAGAAAAAATTCCCGTTTCAGGCCAGTTAACATGTTAACTGGCTGTTCGGCCTTTTTTCTGTTTTTATCTTTATAATTCAGTTTATTGCGTGGAAAAAATGTTAACCGACTTTTTCGGAAAATGTTAACCAGGCAGCAGTTAACATTCGGGGTATGCGCGGTGTGGGAAAACGGCCTGATGCATGCCCGGCTGAGAGAGTTTTGACCCCGGGAGGGCACTGTGCTGACGACGCAAAAACGAAAATTTGCGCTGGCGCTCATGTCCGGGAAAAACAAAACAGCGTCAGCCATTGCGGCAGGTTATTCGGCGAAGACGGCCAGAGTTAAAGGCTCGCAGCTGGCAAAAGATCCGGAGGTGCTTGCGTTTTATAGCGCGGCGATTTTTTTGATACCGATTTGCATTTCATTTGATACCGCTGAAAAACGCCGATACGCAACTTATTTGATACTAAATCGGCGCTTTTCTTTTGAGTTTTAGAATGAGTTTTTAAGCGTTCATTCACTCTCTTTCAAACCAGTTTTAACTGTTTGTGGTTTTGGGTAAGGCTGGACTTTGAATAGCTTTGTGTTAAGGCGTTTTCTGGCTCTCTTGTCCAGAAACCGGATGTAACGAAACTGACGGAATTTATGAACACTGGCTCTGTCGATATTAGCCCGCAGATGTTCACCTCGCTGTCCTCCTCGTTTGATTGCATTCTTGCAAATCTCGTGATACCACTCGCCATCAAGTTCATAGAATGTTGTTTCATGACTGCCTACATAATCAAAATTGCTTGCCTGGTACACGACACCAAGACAGCCACAACGCTCATCTGCAAACGACTGAACCCACTGCACCTGCGGATAAAGTTGTCTGATTAGTTTGAGCGCGTAACTGATTGCCCTTGATTCGGAGTTTCTCGGCATACAGTCATGCAGCCATAACCGGTTAAGCTCCATATATTCGCGGTTCTGCGTGCCAGTTACGACGCGTGCACCATTGTTTGGATTAAGGGCATAACCCCATTGCATTACGCCAACCAGCTCCCGTTCTGAAAATATGCCCAGATGAAGGTAGGAATTATTTACGAAACGATGGCTGTAATGTTTATTGACGACGACCAGCCGGGCCAGCCAGCAACTTATTGTCTCAACCCGTAACTCACGGGAGCCATAACCGACGATATTGTCGTTATAGTGAATAAGTTCAGGCGTGCTGATGATACGGGATGTAACTTGCTTTCTGTTCCCCACGACAGGATTTCCTTGTGTATGTGGGGTGCTCTGTGGCGCTCTGAGATGTGATTTGATTGAGGGTTTTACAGCGCGGACATTTGACTTCCAGATAACTGAAGCTGGCTCGTGCCAGTAGCTTGTTACAATGTCGGCACCGTATGTTTCGATACATGGCCGCATAACCTCCTGCTTTGTTGTTGATATCTTTATCACTCAATCGATCGACAAAAACGATCGATTTGATTTATTTAATTGATACAACAAATAACACGAAATGTCATTAGCGAAAATTTATGAGTTTGATCACTAATTTTAAACGGTGCTGTAACGCATAAGTGCTGAATGATTGTACATTTGAATACCGCAAAGCAAACAAATCAACTAATTTATAGAAGTCAATTGGTTAATTGCCAGCGTAAGAGGCTGCTATGGACAATCATGTAACGACGAGAAATCGAAAAATGATTGAAAATGCGGAAATCTATAATGATTATTTTTCCGATTATTCAGATGCCTGCAAATACAGTTCGAGTGCGGGAGAGTTCATATGCTTCAACTTTTTTATTAAATCTTATGTTTTTCCTCCACAGCAAGAAGATGGAGGTGTGCCCCCTCCTGAAATCACTTTGCACCGTATAGCCTCCGTCTCAATGATGGAGCAACAGGCTAATGAGCTGTATAGCATTCTGGGAACGATTCTACAAAAGCGTGAATCGGACTAATGATACCGGTTCATTTGCCTGCCCGGATGGGGAAGCAGGATTGACTGCTCCATAAGCAGCTATATTTCTGAATACGAAATACTATCCAGCGATTACATATGGCTGGATAGCGGCAAAGATGTTTTCATTAGTGTCAAACCGGCAGAGGACACCACCGGTTTGTATTGTTACATCATGGTACTGTCAGTTCCGGGCTGAGCCGGGTCTGGTTGCTCTGGCTGCGCGTCGGTTTTCGGCTCATTATCAGCATCACTGGCCGCAACTGCTGGCCCAATAAGTTTTGCCAGCACTTCATCAACGTAAGTGTCGATTTGTGCCTCAAAATCCTTGCGGACCTGCGCTTTCAGTAATTTATTTACTTCACCGGAATACAGTGCCTGTTTTACCAGGACTTCAGTGACGGTGCCTTTAATCTCTGGCATGTATATCCTCCTTATGTGGGAATACAGCCCTGCAATCAGGGCTGGGTCGGG